CAGCTACCGAGTTTCGCACTACGCGAAAAGAGCGGTTTCGTGCATCTCCATACGGTTTCGCTCTGAGCCCTGAGAATTTCTCAGATGGGCAATGGGCGATTTTGGCGGCTCTTGGTACGACTAAGAGCCCCCGCGGTTTGAAGTGATAGATATCACGTTCATGCCAATAGTGCGACATTTCGTCGTTGCTATATAATTTCATAATAATTTAATATTATAATTTAATAGAAAAGAAGAGTGCCATGGCATTTAATGATCCTCAGTCCCTCACGCTCAACGGCTCTGCTGTTTCGCTTCCGCGAACTGGCAGTGGCGTTGGTTCTGGTACGTTCACGTCGAATGACGGAACGTCCGAGATCATCGTTTCCTCGACCTACGGGAAGAGGACGCGACGAACTGCTCGCGTGAACGTTTCGAAGATTGCTCCTGACCCGCTGATTTCCAGCCAGAACATTCGATATTCTTCGAGTGTTTACCTGGTTGTTGACCAGCCCGTCACCGGTTTTACCGTTGCAGAGCTCACCGACATCGTCAAGTCAATCACGACTTGGCTGTCGGCTTCTTCGAACGCCAACACCACCAAGCTTCTTGGTGGTGAAAACTGATGACACAGATTCCAGTGGACTTTGTCCTTCTGGGGTTTGTTGTCATTTGTTTTCTGGTTGCCGGACCTTTCAGGTCTGTCAATTTCAACCGTTCTAAGCATTAGTGCTTAGGTCTGTTAGGGAACATTAGATACTTGGCTAAGGAACCACTAACTCTATTAGGAGCAGTAGTTGAAAAGCCTAAGTTATCTTCTCAAAGAGGTACTAGATGAATCTAGTACCTGGTGTCACGTTAGCACCGACAGAGATCTAAAAACGATCTCTGCCCGTATTGAAGATGAGGGTTATTCGTTTATAACGATAACCTTGCCCGCCTTTGCAAAGGACCTCGAAAAAGGTCTTGACCAAGGGAGGGTAGATCGCCATCTTTTCACTGGTTTCAGTAGAAAAGGAGAGCTCCCCCGATTTCTCGGAGGTTTTCTCGATCTTATCTTCGATCGTGATACTGGCGTTTTGCTTGATTTGCCGTCAATCGACGCAATCCGATGTGTTCGTCAGATTTGTCTGATGTTCTCAAAGGTGGCTGCGGAGTGCTCAGATGAGCGCGTCAAAGCCGCGATTGATGGCTATATCAAGTGTGAGCAGGATGTCAAAGACCATGACGTTATATTCAAAGGTGATGACGCTATGCGCCATTCCTTTGAACGCCTTGGTTCTTTGTTGTGGAGTGACATGTTCTCCAACATCGATCGTGAGATCTTTGAAGGTAATGTTATTCCAAAGCACGGACCCGGTGCCACTGCCGATCGACTTAAGGGTAACCGAAAGTACGATCAGACAGAATGGCCCCGCCGACTTGAGGAGATTTTCCCTTCTGGGGAATTCCTCTTCTCATCATGGTCATTGTTTTTCGACAATGAGCATTCCGTTGATATCCTCGAACCTGAGGCCGAGATTCCCGTTAAGGTAATCACGGTCCCTAAGACACCGAAATCTCCTAGAATTATCGCTGTTGAACCTACTGCCATGCA